AGTGACGCCACGCCTCGCACAGCAGGCGGTGAACGGCCTTGGCCGCGTGCTGGATGTTCACGGGATGCTGCCGGCTTCTGTCGTCGGCGTAGCAGTCGCGCGGCGAGATGCAGGTGCCGTGCGGGCAACAGATGGCGCGCTCGATGTCACGCAGGGTTGTCATTCACCACCACCCACGGCCGGCGTCGGCGTGTCGTCACGCATCCAGCCTTCGTCCGTCAGGATGAACCGGCCATAGGCGCCGCGCTCGATGGTGACGACGCCGTGGATCGTCGGCACCTCGGCCGGCACGTAGCTGGCGCGGTAGGCCCATCGCGTGCCGATCGGGACGTCGGCGGGTGGCTTGGGTGCCTCGGGTGTCGCTGTCATGTCTGCCTCCGTCGCCGCTCCGTCATTCCCCTCATTCCGCATGCGGCGCGAGTTTTTTCGCGCGCGCATGCGTAGGGGGTATGGGGGGGACGGGAGAAGAAACGAGGCGGATTTGCGTTTCAGCCATTTTCAACACCTTACAAACCACTCGGCGGATTTTTCGTAACTGGCCGCGAACAAAGCGGACGACAAGGCGGGCCAATGATTTCAATGGCTTCCAGACCACTCGGCGGACGAGGCGGAACAAGGCGGACGCGGCGGAGCCATCATTCAACCTCGCGCAGTAGGTATGCAGTCTTATAGTCGCGCTTATACTCGGCCACGATCACACGCCCTCGGCCCATGAGATTGCGCATCGCCTCAGCCAATTCCGGCACGCGAAAATCGGCACCGTGCGGCGTCATATGAAACACTCGCGGCGCGTAATTCGAGGTCCGCGGGTCCGTGAACACAGGCCGCGGTGCGGCTCGCAGCGCGGCCAGAAAGGCGGCTTCTGCGGCATCCTTGCGGTTGCCACTAGCCAAGCCGCCGGTGCTGGTCGGCACAAATGCACCCTCCTGCCAGGTCAACGAAAGCGTCTCGCCGGCCGCTGCCGCGTTGCTCTTGCGGCGCGTCAGGACGCGTTCCTTGCTGTCGAGCTGCGGCTTACCATCCTCGCCTTCTGGTCGGGTCATCGCCCAGCGCGAGCGCGCCGAGTTGTTCCAGCCGGTCGAGCCGGATCTGAGGTCGCCGTTGCTGATGCCGCTCACGGAAGGGTGAGCATTGAGCAGCACGGCGCCGTCAATGTCCTGCGCCAGACTGGTCAGCAGCGAGCCGACGTATTGCGTCACTTGGCTGCGGTCGTTCTCGTTCCCGCCAAAGGTGGTCGCTGCGGTGTCGATGACGACAAGGCGCGCCTTGGTGTCCATCGCGCATTCGCGCAATTGCCGGAACCGCGGCGTCGGCAGCATGTGGTTGCCGTCGAAGTGCGCCAGGATGTTGTCCTGGCCGGTGCCGTCGATCGGGTGAACGCCGGCAAGGTCAGTGAAGTCCACGCGATACAAACGGCGGACGGCATCCAGGCGGATATGCAATTCCGTCTCGTCATCCTCGCTGAACAGGCCCACCGAGGCGCATTGCTCTACCTGGAGGCCGCACCACGAGCCGGAAAGCGCCGTGGCCGCCATGAGCTGCAAGGCCAGCAGCGTCTTGCCAATGCCGCCGTCCGCGTAGTTCAGCGTCACCTGCCGAACGGGCAGCCAATCCGGCACGATCCAGCGGCGTTCTGGCACCGGCCGCAGATGCAGCGCGGGCAACGACATCGGCACCAGCTTCGGAGGCGGCGCCGGATTGCGTTCCGCTTCCCATTGATCCGCGCCCCATTCAGACCCCACGCGCATCATCCTCGCCTCTGCTTGAGCGCGCGCGAGAGCTCTTCGCGCAGGATTTGTGCCACTTGTTCCCACGGCAACACCGCGCCGTTCGCCTTGCCGGCGGCTTCCTCAATCTCCGCCGCGCTGGCCTTGGCGCTGAACAGAGGCCGCACCGCCCAGCGAATGGCAGTGACGGCGTTCTCGCGTGCGCGCTGTGCCGCGGCAGCGTGATCGCGCATTGTCCAGTGAAGCCGCGCCTGAAGGCCGCTGCGGTCAATGCCAGCCGCCTGGACGCACCATGACTTGATCGTGCCAGACGCGTCGGCGTCAGACATTTCGCCAGCCGCCACGATCTCGCCGAGCTTGCCGGCGGCGTGGTGCAAGTGCATGGGGTCCAGGCGGTGCTTGGTCATGCCGCGTCGGCCACCTGTTCCGGCGTGGCGGCCGGCTTGTTCAGGTAGTGAAAGACAGCCGGTGCTTCGATCGGATCGGCCTTGATCGGCGCGTCAAACGGCAATTCCAGCAGCCGGTGCCCGAGCAGGTTCGTCTTGAAGTAGACTTTGACGCCGGCATCGCGAGCCTGCTGCACCAGATCCACGATCCAGGCGAACGGCGGGCGCCATTCCGGCGTAGCCGGGCTTGATGCTGTCGCAGGCTGCGCCGATGCGCCGCCGATGACGATCCAGTTGAAAAGGTCCAGCCGCTTGAAGCGCAGAGGCTCCAGCATCGGCTCCACGCTGAGCCACCGCACCTTGCTGTTGACGCGCGCGAAACCCGCTTCCGCCGCAGCCACGCGGGCCTGCAGATCGACGCTGGTGCCCATCCACATGTTCTCGGGCATGTCGAACTCGGCCATGCGCTTCGGAAACTTCGTCAGGCACAGGAAATTCCAGGCGGGCGCGTCTCGGGCCTCGCGAATGACCGCGTTGACCCAATCCGCCGGCACCCAGCGGCCAAACAGGTCCGCCATGGAGCAGACGAACACATTGCGCCACCGGCTGTCGGTTTCGGCGTCCTTCGGGATCTTCGTGAACCGCGGCGCGGACAGCCGCGACGGGCAAAGTGTCGGCGCGAAGCCATTAGGGAAGGCGCCGGCCGTCCGGCCGCTGGTGGCGATCACGCGAGCATAGCAATACGGGCAACCGTGGTTGCAGCCCGTCACCGGGTTCCACGTCCACCACGCCCACTCGACGCTTTCGTTCGTCTTGTTGAAGGTCGGACGGTCGCCGACTTCGCCGGATAGCAGATGCCGGCGCGTGGCGTCGTCGAGCGTGTTCCAATCTTCCAGGGAGCAGGACGAACGAAGCCGGGCGGCCTTGGCGGCGGCTTGTTCGGCCTGGCGCTGCAATGCCGTCTCAGCGTCGCGCTTGGCTTTCACGGCTGCGGCGTGACGCTCCAGCGCCGTGTTGACGATTGCCAGCACGTCAGACACGGAGGCCGGCTTTGCGTCGCGTAGTGCCGTCGCCAGAGCCTCGGCGCGTGCTTCGCCGTCGCCCAGTTCATTACCGCCAACGGTCGCCATCGCGTCGCCGGCTTTGGCCTCCGCGCGCTCGATATCGCGCAATTGCATCGTGCCGCTGACGACGGCGCGGCCCATGGCGGCGATGTTCCACCAATCGGCCGGCTGCGGCGCGTCCTTCACCGCCGCGACAGCCTTGCGGACGCGCTCGACTGTCCATTCCTCGGCGGCGGCGGCTTCAACTAGCGCGGGCCAGAGGAAGGAAGGCGCGGCGTGGATTTCGGAGAGGGCGCGATAATCCAGTGTGCCCACGTGGGCACACGATGCTGTCACACGCGCGGCCCGCACCTCATTGTCCACGCTCTTGTGTGCGCGCCCAACGCGCTCCGCATATCCCCGCACCGACATGCCCGACTTCAGCGCATGCATCCCACGCTCCAACGGCGTCAGTTCGCCATGCGTGTTGCACAGCGCCAGCGCCATGAACGCCTCGTCGTCCGGCATCTCGCGCACCCAGGCCGGCACCGTCGAAAGCAGCGCCTCGCGTGCGGCCGCGGCGCGATGGTGGCCGCTGATGATCTGGAAACGATCGCCGATCGGCCGAACGATCAACGCGTGGGCCTCGTCAAAGCCGCCTTCGCGCATCCGTGCGGCGAGGCTTTCGATCACGTCCTGGCGCGGCTCGATGCGCGGGTTGTCAGGATGAGCGTCCAGTTGATCCAGGCTGATGTGCCGGATGGTCATGCGCGCGGTTCTTTCCCGTGTCTCTTTGCGTGGCAGGAATGGCATAGCCATGTGAGGTTCGATGGCAGGTCGAACGTGCCCCATGGCGGATATCGAAGGTGATGCGGCTCCGTGGCTGGACCGCCGCAGTCCTGGCATCGGCCTCCGTCGCGCTCGCGTGCCATCTCGGCCACAAGGCGGAAAAACGGAAGCCGCAGATATTCGGAGTATGACTTGTAGATCACAGGTCCATTTGCCCTTGCCGCTTGCCTTCCATCACCAGCAAGGCAAGCCGCCCTTGTTCACTTTCGGCGCGAAAAAGGCCGATGCGCTTATGGTCGCCAGTCGGGAAGTTGCGGCCGATCATGAGGACGAACCGATCTCCGCCGACCGACTTCGGTGCAGACACGAGCCAATGTGCCTTGCCCAGAGCGGCCATGATCTCACGCGGAGGCATCGCGTTGTATTTCTCAGGCTCCGCAGCCATGAGCTGATAAGTGCGAACATTGAGATTGAGAACCACGTCGATGCGCGGGAACTCGGCGCAGAACGCGATCAACTCAGTGACCGGCACTCCAACTTGGTTCTTGTTCCGCCGGAACCACCCATTCGGGTCAACCATGATCGAGCCGACCGCGTATTTTGGATTGTCGCCGTAATCCCGGATGCTGCGAGCAAACACCGGCAGCAGCTCGGCGTTGTCGCCGCACAGCACTTTACAGTCAGCACGGTTCGCCAGGTGCCGCGTTGCCAGTGTCTTTGCGCGGCCGGCGTCAATCTCGCAAAAAAGCCCGTTAAACCGTTGCAATCCTGCCGCTTCGGCCGCGCGCACAGCTACGACTGGGCTGCCGTATACGGGCTCGCCGACGATCGAAGACACTTCGTCATTCATGCCGCTTCCAGCGTTCGTGTCCGCATGGTGGTAAGTGGCAAAGGGCAACCGCTTCGACACGACGCTCATGCCGATCGACAGCGCCGATCCGATGCCGCGTATTTTGTCCAGCGTCGCAAGGCTTTGTCCCTGCGATGGCATCATGTTCAAGAAACAACCTCCCACTCGGGATGCAGAAACAGATAAAGCCGCCGGCTCTCCTCACTCAGCAGCCCCGCCAACCACAGCCCCGTATCGGCGCACACCACCGCGTAGAGCTGGCCGTCGCGAGTGAGGCGGACGCGGCGGGTCATGCCGTTTCTCCATTGACGGACGGGACAAAATGTCCCATTGTCCACCCATCGACGGGGAGGCACCCATGGCGCACATTCGGATCGAGCTCGACCGCGGCAACGGCTGGGAGGTGCGCCAGGACGGCCACGCCAACGTGACGGCCGACGACTTGGCCGCCAGCGCCATCGGCTACTCGATCAGCTATCCGCACCGCTTCTTTCTGGATGGCGTGCTGGTTGCCTCCACCGCCCGCCCGCATGGCCTGCGCGGCAAGGCCCGGCTCACGCGCCATGACGCCTGACGAGTTCAAAGCCGCGCGCCAGGCCGCCGGGTTTGCGACCCAGGAAGCCATCGCCGAGGCGTTCGACTTAAACCGGCGCACGGTGAGCCGATGGGAGCGCGGGCAGGTGCCGGTGCCGAAGGTGGTGGAGATCGCGCTAGGCTGCATGGCGCGCCTCCGCTTGCAGGATGGCGCGGCCGATTAGCTCCGGGATCTGCGGGACGACGCTGTTTCCCAGCGCCTTGAGACGTGGCCGGCGGTTCGGAAAGCCTCGGCCTACGGTGCGCGGCGTGTTGCCTTCCCAGGGTTCCAATGGACGAGTTCCGTCCACCCAGCGGCGAACCCCATCAGCTTCTCCACCCAATCCGGGTGCAGCACGCCCCCAACGGCATTCGGAAGCTGCTCGCCTGATGTCGGAGGCCGAGACAACCGGCTCGCCCCATCCGGCGCATTCGGCGCCCGGTAATCCCGCGCGGCCGGCGTTGGCCACATCTTCACGGCATGGTTCAGTGTGATGTTTCGGGTCGTGAAATTGTCTGACGGGAAGCGGTTCGCATCGCACGCCGTCGCGGTAGGCCACATCCGAACCGCAGTCGGTAGGTTGTCCGGCGCCCGTGTCGCAAGCCTGGCCGCGCTCATGCCCGTGCTCTCGCCATCCTCCGAACGCGGAGTAGGCCAATATCCACACGCGGTCTCTCTGATGGGGAGCGCCGATGGCGGAAGCGGGAATAAGGTGCCACTCCGCATCATACCCGATCTCAGCGAGCCCCCCGAGCACAACGTCCAGTCCGCGAGTGCGAAGGGCTGGGACGTTTTCGATGATGACCCAGCGCGGCGCGACTTCCTCAATGACGCGGCGGTACTCGAACCAGAGGCCGGAACGCTCGCCGCTGAGGCCTGCACCCCGTCCTGCAAGGCTGATGTCCTGGCAGGGGAACCCTCCGCATATGACATCCACGGAAATTCCGTCTGCTGCCAGTCGCTCGCCGGTGAGGGTTCGCACGTCATCGTAAATCGGCACTCCCGGCCAATGTTTCGCCAGCACTGCGCGGCAGAACGGCTCAATCTCGCAGAAGGCGGCCGTGGTCATGCCGGCCCGCTCCAGGCCAAGCGAGAACCCACCGATGCCGCTGAAGAGGTCGAGAACTTGGAGCGTCATCCGCGCCCCGCCTTCCAAGCGTCCCACCACGGATCGCTAACCACCTCCGCCTCGCCGTTGATCTCCCGCCCGTCCACCACCACGCCGCGCAGCACATATTGCGTCTCGCCAATCGTCATCCCGCCGCCGCGCGTCCCGTCTGCCTCGCGCTCGATGGCGATCGTGATCTGCACGCCGCGTTCGGACCGCGCGTTGACGTGGCCGGGATCGCCGCCTTGCCGCCAGGACAGGAGCGGGAACTCCAGGCCGCCCAGCGTCAGCACGCCACGCAGCGCGCCGGGTTCGCCAGTGAGCTGGATGTGGAGGGGGCGAATGTCGTCGTCGGTCATGCCTCGGCCTCGCAGCCTGGACACAGCACCCGCCACGTTCCGCGCTCGGCCTTGCGCAGCGAGTTGCCGCCGGCCGTGACCTCATGCGCGCAGTCCGTGCAGCGAACGCGCCACATGGCACGGACGCCGTTCGACGGTTCGCGGTGCAGGACGTGAAGGTGGCCGATGCGGCGGTTGGACATGTCGATGGCGTCGGTCATACGAACACCCCGCGCGCCCGCACCCGCGCCAGCGTCGCGAGCTGCTTCCGGGTGGGTTTCTCAGCGCGCGCCTTCACCACCCGCGCCGGCTTCTTCGCCACCGGCACGGCCAGCATTCCGTCATGCCGCAGCGCCGCGACGCGCGCGCCGGCGAGGAGCGGGATGCCGTGCTGCTCGAGCACGTCTACGAGCTGCTCGACGCTGCGGACGATGGCGTATCCGTGGCCTAGCGCGGCCATGGCCTGGCCGAACGCGCGCTGATCCTCCGTCGCGGTGTTGCTGCCAACCTTGAGTTCCACGCCGAGGAAGTAGCCGGGCGCCCACACCATGACGTCCGGCAGGCCACGGCGAACGCCGCGCGCCTTCTGCATCTGGCCCTGGATGAGCGTCTGCTTGCGCTCATGGCCGACGCTGGACCAGTAGCAAGGCGGCTGGAGGTGGCTGTCCAGCAGCATGCGGCAGCGGGATTGCAGGCGATCTTCGAGCCGCATCAGTCTGCAGCGTCCGCGAACAGATCCACCGCGCCGCGCTCACTGCCTTCCAGCGCCCGCACCGCCTGCCGCCAATAGGACGGCTTCAACTCACAGCCAAAGAACCGCCGGCCGCGCTTCACACTCACGACGCCCTCGGAGCCGATGCCCATAAACGGCGACAGCACCACGTCGCCCGGATTGCTCCACATCGTCACGGCGCGGTCGATCAACGGCAGTTGCAGCGGGCAGAGGTGGCGTTCGTCCGCTTCCTCGCGCGCCGCGTCCAGGCTCATCGCGTCGCCGATCCACTTGGACGCCTCGGCCTTGTTGTTCAGCACCGCCGTCTGGGAAATATCGAACCACACGGGGCTGGCCCACTTCTGCCAGAGCTCCACCGGGAAGTCGGCCGGCTTGTGTCCCACAGGCTCGGCGTTCTCACCCGGCGCGCGGAACAGCAGCAGGTAGTCCGGCGTGCCGGGCCAGGAGCATGTGCTGTCTTTCAGGATCTGCTTGTGCAGCAGATGCAGCGCCTTGGTGCGCGTCATCTCCACCACCGGATCGCGCCAGATCGTCACGCGCCGCACGAACGTCCAGCCGGCGCGCAGGTGAGCGGCCACGATGTCATCCGAGAACGGCTTGGAGCCGATGAACCCGTCCCGCCACTTCCGCGTCGGCAAATCCGAGCAATGGACCGCAGACAGGCGGCCGGGCTTCGTCACCCGCAGCTTGTGGCGGATGATGAACTCGTAGTGCTCGAAAAACTCGGCGTCGCTGGCCGAGTTGCCCAGGTCGCACTCACTCTCGGAGTAGACGAACAGGTCGCCGAACGGCGGCGAATAGACAGAGAAACCGATCGACGCATCAGGCAACTGCGCGAGCACGTCGCAGCTATCGCCGTTGATCGCGGTCCATCTCTGGCCGTGAGCACTATTTAGACAGCGCACATCCATGCGGGCAGCCTCCCGATGTGATTTGGTTCGTATGAGATGCGGGTTGCAGCCTTGACCGCCCGGCTGCGCGCCATTGCGCCAGCCATCGCCCGCTTCATTGTTCTGTGGTCGCCGGCCTTGCGGTCGATCACACGGCCAATCTGATCCTCGCCCTCGGCCACGATCAGATGAACATCAACGGGTCGCGTCTGGCCGAAGCGCCAGCAGCGCCGCACCGCCTGATACCAAGCCTCATAGCTGAAGCTGCGGCCCACGAAGGCCATACGCGCGGCGTGCTGCCAGTTAAGCCCCTGGCCCGCCACGGACGGCTTCGTGATGATGTATCGCGCCTCGCCCGCGGCGAACGCCGCCAGCGCCGCTTCCTTGCGGTCTGGCGTGTGCGATCCGCGCACCTCCACGGCGCCAGGCACCGCGGCCATGAGCGCGTCCGCCTCCGCGTCATTGTCGCACCAGATCACCCACGCCTCGCCCGGCTCAGCGGCAACCAGCGCGCCGACAGCCTCGGCCCGCGCCTGCGCCGTCTCGCGCTTGATGGCGTGCATGTTCGTCGCGGACAGGTCCGACGCGAACAGCATCCCGGCCGGCGCGCGGAGGTCGCCGGCAGCCTTGTGGCGGTGAACGTTCAGAGCCGGCAGGACGAACCTGGAGGCGTCGTATCCCAGATCAGCCGGCGTCTCGGCGCAGCGCGCCCACGATGCCACCCAATCCCAGAAAGCCTCGACGGCATGGCCCTTGATCCGCCACTGCTGCGATGCCGTGGCGGTGTCGTTGATGAACCAGCGGGAGAGCATTTCCACGTTGCGCATCTGGCCCAGAAACTCGGCGTGTGTGCCCAGCTCCATGTGATCGTTCGGCGCAGGCGTGGCGGTGCATGCAAGCCTGAACCGATGGCCAGAGAAGGACGCAATCAGCGCGCGCGTGGTGGCGCCCGTGAAGCTCTTGAGGATCGAGCTTTCATCCAGGCTCACGGCGCCGAACTGCACGGTATCCAGCGCGCCGAGGCGGTCGTAGTTGCAGATGTTGATGCCGTCCCGCGCCTCGTCCTGGCTGCGGATCACGCGCACCGGATAGCCCAGGGCCAGCCCCTCGCGTTCGATCTGCCGCGCGACGGCAAGCGGTGTCAGCAACAGCGCCCGGCCGTTGCTGGCCTCGGCCGCCTGCCGGGACCATTCGAGCTGGATGCGCGTCTTGCCGAGGCCGGTATCGAGAAACATCGCGGCGCGGCCCTGACGCAGCGCAAAGCGGACGCACTCAGCCTGATAGTCGAACAGGTGCGCCGGCATCAGGCCCGGCTCAATGCCGATCGCCTGCGCGCGCGGCGCCTTGCCGGCGAGAAACGCGGCGTATTCAGGGTGCAAAATCACCAGAAAGCTCCTTGTGCGCCTTCGACTTCCCAGCTCACCGCCAACGGCCACGGCAACTCCGCCACCGCCTCGGCCACCGTCGCCACGTCGCGCACCACCACGTCGCCGGACGCGAGGCGGATGCGGACGCGGATGGGTGGGTATTCCGCCGGCTCAGCGTCTGCGCGGCCGCCCTCGATGCGGATCAGCCGCTCCAGGTAGGTGGCGAGGTCGAGTGCTTCTTCCTTGGCGTGCTGTAGCCATTCGCGCGGCGTCAACGGATTGTCGGAGACAGACACGCCATACTTGGCCAGCCCGCGCGCGGCGCGCTGGTGCAGCTCGGCGCAGAGCGCGGTGGTAATCGGATCGGCGCTCACTGGCCGGCACCAAAATGAAAACGTCCCATCTTCCGCTTTGCCCTCGCGATCCAGTTCCCGTCGTCCGTGGCCATCACCTCGGCGTGCTGGCGGATGAGTTCGCGCCCCTCGCCCAGCGTGGCCGTCGTGGCATGCACCGCAGCCGCCGGCAGGCGCGTGATCTGGCCGCCTGCGGCCAGCCACTCCTCGACGGTCTGAAACTTCGGCTTCGGCGGCGGTGGCGGTGGAGCCACGCGCACCCAGGACTTCGGCAGCTTCTTCGGCCTGGGTGCCGGCACGGGCTTGGGCGGCTTTACCTTGGCCAGCTTGGGAGGCTTCGGCGGCTTCGGCTGTGCCGCTGCACGAGGCTGCGGCGCCGGCGCAGTCACCAGCCCCATCCGCACCATCCGGCGCAGCCGCTTCGGCGACATGCCAAGCTCGCGCGTCGCGGCATGGATCGTCAGGCCACGGTCAAACGCCGCCTGCACGCGAGGCGCGGCCTCGATGTTTGCCGCGTCGCACTGCTCTCTGTAAATCCTGGCGCCGAGCAATGCGCCGCACAGTTCCGCTTCCGCCGGCCGCACAAGGCCGAGCTTCCGCGCGTGCATCCTCATGCCCTTGACTGTGGTTCGCGTGTGTCCGCGCGCTGCGTGATACAGCCGCAGCACGTCGCGAATGTCCGGCATAGTGGCCCAGTGCTGCACCAACACCGCCGCGCCGCGCTCCATCTCGAGGTTGTTCGGCTTGTGGATCTTGGTCGCAATGCCGAGCTTCCGCATCCGCGTCGCGACAGTGAACTGCGCCACGCAAAGACGCTGAGCAATCCGACGTTGCGACACGCCATCCGCCGCCCACGCGCGGACTTGCTCGATGGTGGCGTCATCCCATGGCGGCAGCGCGCCGTTCGGAAAAGAGCCGGCGGGACGAACAGCCCCGCCGGCCGAGTTTTCATGGGAGGAACCGCCAGCCAGGCTGGCCTCTCCACCTGCACGCGCGGACGAACCGCGGCCCGTGCAGGTGGCACCGTGCAAAAGGTGGGAGCCTATTTCCGATCCGCGTTGCACGGTGATCTCGTTCATGCGCGCCCTTGCGCCTGGAAGCGGCGCCAAACCGGGCCGGCGAGGCGAGCCACAAGCTCCCAGCCCTCAGCGGCGCGGCGGTGCATGAGAACGATGGTGTCGGCGTCAGCGGCGGCGACAAGCGCGGCGCCGGTGTGGCCGTTGCGGTAGCTCCAGAACCGGCCCGTGCGCGTGGCGACGACGGTCCAGCGGTCTGCAGTTATTTCGCCCGCGCTCACGACGTTGTGTGACGCGGCGGGTGAAGTGGATAGGTACACTGGCGCCGTCATGCAGCGTGTTCCTGCACACCGTTGGCAGCCGGCGGCGGGTCGTAGAGGTCGGGCCGCAAATCGTGCAGCGCGATGCCGGTCAGCTTCGACACTGAGCGAACATGAGGCGCGGGCACGCGCGTCCAGCAGCAAACCGATGAATGCTTCAGCCCGAGAGCCTTACCTAGTTTCAGCGGGCCGCCGCCGGCCCGAACGATCGCGCGGATATCCATGCGCAAAAAGTAGGATGAGCCAACATTGACCGTCAACCCAAATGTTGGACTGTCCAGCACAGCGAATTTCGCGCTGTCGGATACTCAGGGCATGAGCAAGCAGCGCACTCCGCACGCCATCGCCATGGGTCAGCGCGTCAAAAAGCTGCGGAAGGCCCTCGATCTAGTCCAGGCGCAGCTTGCTGAGCAGATAGGTGTAGAGCGCGGAACGCTGGCAGGAATTGAAGTCGGCGCCTACCAGCCCGGCCGTTCAACCCTCGCTGCGCTTGCTGGTGCCCTTGGTGTTTCCATGGACTACCTCGAATTTGGAACGACGGTCGCGAGCGACGACGAGGCGGCGCAAGGCTTGAAGGCGAAGCAAAATTCGGAACTCTTCGCCATCTGGACCGTCATGGACCCGGCTGAAAAAAGCGCCCTTCTCGACTACCTTGAGCGAATGTTTGGCGGGCGGCTGCGAGCGACGGATAGGCATGAAGCTTCCTCTGCCGTGAACGTTCCAGGAACATGAGAACGCGGCAGCTTGCAAACGGTCAATCCGAAAACGTGGCGGCTACATACTCATAACGTCGCCGCCGCTCCATGCTGATAAATGTTGGCATATCCTACATTTGCGCTTGACGTGACAATGTAGGCTGTTCCAACATGCCTCCACCACCATGGAGGCCCCGATGACAGGCTTGCCCGACTGGGTATCCACCCGCGCCTATGACGCCGCCTGGGGCGGCGATTACCGGCCCGAACCGCCGCTGCACGCAGCAACGCCGGAGGACGTGGCAAGCCTCGCCGCCGTCCGCGAGGCAAGCGCCAGGTTCCTGGTCGAACTCACCCGCCACCCGTGGAAATTCGACAGCACGGAAACGGTGTCGTGGCGTGACCACGTGGCCGAACACCGCGCCATCGACGCCGCGATCGAGGCGGCGCTGGTCCAAGCGCAGCGCAGCCTGGAGGCCGCGCTGTGACGCTCGTAATTTTGCAGTCCGAACCCGACATTGAGCTGATCCACACCCTCGACGTCGAAGTGACGGACGGCGGCGACATCCTCATCATCGAGGAAGTCGAGGACGCCGCCGGGTTCCAGTCGTCCTCGATGCTGTGGCCCGCCGATCGCGTGGAAGCGATTGCCGTCGCGCTGCTCGCTGCCGCCCGCGAGGCCCGTCAGCAGGATCTGCTGCTGGTGCTGCCGCCGTGTTTGTCGGCGCTGCGCAGGAGCGTCCAGTGACGGACTGGTTCCTCCTCCTCCCGGCGGTTGTCTGCGCGCTGTCCACAGTGATCTGCGGCCATGAAACCATCAACGCCGCGCGCCAGGGCGAGTTCACGGCTGTCGGCATTGTCCTGACGCTGGTTTGCGCTGTCTCAACCCTCATCGCGTTTGGAGCGGTGTCGCCATGAACATGATTTCCCACCTCGACGGCGAGGCCGCCCGCACCGCGCTGGCCACGCTGATGGACGTTTCCGGCACGCCGCAGGAGCGCGCGCGCCGGCTGGCGCAGACGCTCGACGCCATGCTGGACGACGGGCGTTTCAGCCGCCTCGCGTCGCGTGAGCTGGTGGCGCTGCGGGCCGTGGTTTGGGCGGCTGCCGGGATCGCCGACGATCTGGACGACGCCGAGCAGCGCCGCCAGCCGCAACGGCCGGTGCGGTGGTGGAGGCGGTAGGCGCATGATCCACCACCACCCCGAAATCCTCCAAGGCAGCGACGAATGGCTAGCCCTCCGCTGCGGCGTGCTCACAGCCTCGGAAATCCGCCTCATCATGTCGCCCACTACGCTCAAGCCGGCGCGCAACGACACCAGCCGCGCGCACCTGTATGAGCTGCTGGCCCAGCGCATCACCCAGCACGTCGAACCGCGTTACGTCAGCGACGACATGTTGCGCGGCCAGGCGGACGAGATCGAGGCCCGTGCGCTCTACAGCCGCCACTTCGCGCCGGTGACGGAACTGGGGTTCATCACGCGGGACTTCGGCACCTTCACCATCGGCTACTCGCCGGATGGCCTGGTAGGCGACGACGGCTTGATTGAGTGCAAGAGCCGCCGTCAAAAATACCAGACAGAAACGCTGATCTCCGGCGCCGTCCCATCCGAGCACGTCTTGCAATGCCAGACTGGCCTGATGGTGAGCGGCCGCAAGTGGCTGGATTACGTCAGCTACTGCGCCGGGATGCCGATGGCCGTGATCCGCGTGTGGCCGGATGAGACGGTGCAAGCCGCCATCGTGGAGGCCGCTTCCGTGTTCGAGGAAGCGTTGGCCGATCGGCTGGAAGCGTATCGCGCCGCGCTGTCGGCGGACGGCGCGCGGCTGGTGGCGACGGAGCGGCGCATAGAGACGGAGATCTTCGCGTGACTGATCTGACAGACACGATCCTCGCCAAATCAGACCAACTGACGGCTGATGACTTA